CCGAACCAGATGGTCTTCGGCCAGTACGGCTGGACGCAGTTCCGCTCGCTGCCCGAGATCGTCGAGGCATGCCTCGGCACCGGCGCCACGAAGGGCAATGCCACCCGCGAGCAGGTGGCCGAGCTCTTCGAGGTCAAGGAGGTCGTGGTCGGTGCGGCGCGCGGCAATGCCGCGAAGAAGGGCCAGCCGGCGCAGATGAGCCGCCTGTGGGGCAAGCACCTGGCGCTCACCTACAAGGCGCCGGTCCCGCAGGGGAAGGGCGCCGTCACCTTCGGCGGGACCTTCCAGTGGGGCGATCGCATCGCCTCCCAATGGGAAGACAAGCATATCGGCATGCGCGGCGGCATCGCCGTCCGCACCGGCGAGAGCGTCAAGGAGCGGCTGATCGCCGCCCAGGCCGGCTACTTCTTCGAGGACGCCTTCGCCTGATCTCCCGCGGGCCGGCCGGCCGGGCAGCGTACCAGCCCGGCCGGCCCTGTCCCGGCATCCCTGAGAGGAGCCCCGCCATGCGCTACCGGACCAACCACCACGTCGGCTATGCCGGCAAGATCCACGACCCTGAGACGCTCCTCACTTTCAAGCCAGGCGACGAAGCGATCCGCGACCGCCTCCTCGAGGTCGGCGCGATCGTCGAGGACAAGAGCCAGCCCGCGCCTCCGCCCGCTCCTCCGGCGCCGCCTGCAGCTCCCAAGCCCCTCGCCGAGCAGCCGCTCGAGGAGCTGAAGCTCGTCGGCAAGGCCGAGGGCATCCGCGGCTGGAACCTCTGGAAGGATCCGGCCAAGGCCGTCGCCGCGATCGAGCGGCACCGCGCCGAGAAGGTCGGCTAGGCCGTGTTCGGGCTGAACAGCTACTTCGCGGGCATGGCGGCCCTACTCGCCATGCCCGCGATCGAGGTCCTGGATGACGGCCCCGCGGCACGGCCTCACCGCTCAAAGCGCGGCCGGCGACGCAACGGGCGTCCCCTGCGGGCCAACCGCCTGCACATCAGCCGGCGCACCCGCCACCGTCATAGGCGGCGCCGGTGATCCTAGCATTGCTCCTCAGCGCCCTCGCGATCGCCAGTTGGTGCATCGACTTCTCGCCCGTGGCGGCCGAGTTCGTTTGGCTTGTGCAGCGGCCGGAAGGCCCGCCGTGCGACTTCCTCCTCGGCGCCGGCATCTGCCTCGGCTTCACGCTTTCCTGTTCGCTCGCCTGGGCCGCGGTCCTCGCTCGATTCCTGCTCGGATAAGCGCCGATGCAACGCCTTATCAAACAGCCTGCAGAGGAGCTGAAGCGCAGCCTGGCCTTCGAGGGCGCCGCGCCGATCGCCGCGATCATTAGCGTCGCCGCGGAGAGCCGCGGCCTGGTCGTCGGCAGCGCTGCCCTGGTCGTCTCGGGCGAGCTCGGCGCCGGGATGCTGTTCGTCCGCATGGAAGGCGGCACGGACGGCGAGCGTTACCTCGTCACCGCCCGCGTCGAGGACCAGGGCGGCGAGATTCGCGAGGCGGAGCTCGAGCTCGCCGTCGTCGATGGGGCGTGGACGATGCCGGCCGGCGGGGACGGCTATCTCGCGATCGACGAGTTCGTTCGCATGTTCGGCCTCGAGGAGGCCGTGCGGATGACCGACGACGGCACCGGCCGGATCGATCGCGCGATGCTTGTCGAGGCGCTGAGCGCCGTCCAGGCCGTCGCGGACGTCCATATCTCGGCGGCTTACGCTGTACCCCTCAGCCCGGTCCCGCAGATCGTGAAGGTGGCGATCGCCGACATGGCGCGCGCCAGGCTTTATCCGCGCGGCGCACCGGACGGCGTAGCCGACGCCGCCAAGGCGGGGCTGAAGCTCCTCGAGCGGATCGGGGAGAAGAAGCTGCCCCTGCCCTCGGCTGCTCCGCTGCCCGAGGCGACCAGCTCGTCGCCAATCCTGATCGCGCCGGGCGTGAGGCGGTACACCCGCGGCCTCGAGGACTACTGACATGGCGGCGCCGATCGACATTCGCCTCGAGTTCCAGGAGGACGTGACCGCCGGCTTGCGCCGCGGAATCGCGGCCGGCCTCGACATGACGCCGGCGATGCAGGAGATCGCCCGCCACCTCGAGACGGCGACGGCCATGCACTTCGAGCAGGAGCGCGGGCCGGGCGGCGTCGCCTGGAAGCCCTCCGAGCGTGCGATCGCGGAGGGCGGTCAGACGCTTACGATGAGCGGGGATCTCCGCAGCTCGATCAGCTCCACCTTCGGCCCCGACTTCGCCGCGGCGGGGCCAGAGCGGTCGTTCGGCGCCGCTGTCTATGCGGCCATTCACCAGTTCGGCGGGACCATACGAGCGAAGGCCGGCCGGGCGCTCAGCTTCGGCGGTCGACTTTTCGCCGCGGTGCGGATCCCGGCCCGAGCATACCTCGGGATCGACGACCAAGACCGTGCTGCGATCGCCGACATCTTGCGCGGCTTCTTCGGCCGTGCGTTTGCCGGCGCCGGTGGCGGCGAATGAAGCTGCAGCCCATCGTCGACCGGCTCAAGGACCGCGGCCTGGCGCGCGTCTACGGCGCACTCGAAATGGCCGGCCTGAAGGAACGGCCGGGGCGGCTCCCCGCCTATTTCGTCGTCCGCGACAGCTGGACGGCCGGCGCCAACCGATTGGACGGCGCGCACGATCAGAAGGTGGCCGAGCTCTTCGGGGTCGTGATCCTCCTCGAGGCCGCCGGCATGCGCGAGGAAACGATCGACGACAGCCTCCACGACGAGGAGCAGCGCGTGATCGACGCGCTCGCCGCCTGGACCCATCCGAACGCCACGAGCGCCTGCGAGGCCGCCGGCGGCCGCCTGGTGTCCGTGGACAGACACACCCTCGGCTGGATGGTCAGCTTTAGGCTCGGAAGACACATCAGGAAGGCAGGCTAATGAGCACCAGGAAACCCGAAACGACCCAGGCCGAACCGACCAAGGCGCGGCCGACCGACAAGAGCGGGCGCCAGCTCGACGAGTTCAAGCTGCCGATCAGCGGCCCCGCTCGAGCGCGCGAGCTCGAGCGGCTCGGGAAGCCGGATCCGCGCACCAACCCCGAAGCCTGGGGCGCCTCGCCCGCGGGCGACCAGACGGCCGAATAAGGAGCCCGCGACATGCAGAAGGTCATCCTCTTCAAGAAGGAAGTCACGTACGGAACCGACTCCGTACCGACGCCCGCCGCGAACGCGGTCCTCACGCGCAATTTTCAGGCGCCCAAGCCGGTCGAGGTCGACCAGCTCGACCGGAAGCTCGACCTGCCGGCGAAGGGCCGGCGCAAGTCTGCGCCGACGAACCGCCGCTCGCCTTACGCTTTCGAGGTCGAGCTCGCCGGATCCGGCGCTGCCGGTACGGCCGCGGCCTGGATGGAGCTGCTCGAGTGCTGCGGCATGGCCGCCCCGACGATCACGGCCGCCACCAAGGCCGAGCAGAAGTTCGCCGCCGAGGGCGTCGCTCTGTCGTCGGGCAGCTGCTATCACTGGATGAGCGAGCAACGCGTCCGCCCGCTCGGCAGCCGCGGGACGTGGGGCTGCGACTTCACCGCCAACCAGTATCCGTTCCTCAAACTCAACATGATCGGCCTGCTGTCGGCCGGCGTCGGCGTCGACGCCACGGTGCCGGGCGGCGCCCCGGACTTCACGCGGTGGAAGGATCCGCTCGAGGTCAACACGGCCAATACCGACTTCCTGCTCGACGGCCATGCGCTGATCCTGCAGTCGCTGACGATCGACGCGAACAAGGACGTGAAGCCGCGCAACCTGGTCGGCGCCAACTACGTCAATCTCGGCGACCACGCCCTCACCGGCAGGATCCGCGGCGAGGCGCCCTCGATCGCCGCGAAGAACCACTTCACGCTGCTCGATAGCGGCGCCGAGATGGTGATGCAGCTGATCCACGGCACCGTAGCCGGCAACATCGTCCAGCTCGACGCCGCTCACGTCCAGGTCCTCGACATCGACCGATCGGAGGAGGACGACAAGCTGATGCTCGACATCAGCATCGGCCTCAACATCGTCGCCGGTCAGGACGATCTCCTGTTCACCGCCAAGTAAAGAGGGGCCGCGTCCATGTATAAGGTAGTCCAGGGACGCCGCGCCTGGTGGCCGGTGACCTTCAACGGGGTCACCGAGGAAGGCCGCGTCGTCGAGACCAAGATCGAGCTGCGGTTCCACATCCACGACGAGGATGAGTTCACCGAGGTCATGTTCCAGTTCTCGCGGCTCCAGCCGCGAGCCGAGGAGCTGGCCCTGGCGGAGATCGAGGCGCCCGCGGCGGAAGCAGCGAGCGAGGCGGCCGGTGAGGCTCGCGATGTCGACGCGGAGGCTCGCCAGATCGTCGAACGGAAGATCCTTGGCCGACTCTACGCCGAGTTCGTGAAGCGGATCGCGGTCGATTGGCGCGGCATCGGCTTCGAGAACGGCGATCCGATGAAGTTCGAGGACGAAAACCTGCAGCTCGTCATGGTCCAGCCGGGCGTCTTCGGCGCGTGCGTCCTCGCCTATCAGAAGTGCCGCAAGGGCGAAAAGGGCGTCCGCTCGGGAAACTGAAGGCCGTCGCGCGCAGATGGGCCGGCGGGCGCGGCGGCACCGAGGAAGCCGAGGATGATGCCCTTACGAGCTTGGCAACGCTGCCGCAGCGGGCGGAGCCGACGGGCGAGCTGCTGGAGCTGGCGCCAGATGAGGCGGGCTCGGCTGGCCTCTTTTTCGCCTTGGATACGCAATGGAGGCGCTGCGCGATGACCGGGCAGCGTCTCGGGCTCGACTACCAGGCGATCGAACCGACCGCCCGGCTGATGGGGATTGAGATCACGCCGATGCTGTTGCCGGACCTCACGATCATGGAGAAGGCGGCGATCGACGAGCTCGCGAGGCGGCGGCGGTGAGCGGCGGCCCCGATCTCGAGCTTTCAGTCCGTGTAAGAGCGGACGGTAACGGCCTAGTCGGCCAGCTCGGCCAGGACGAAGCGGCCGTCCGCCGCGTCGGCGAAGCGGCGGACGGCGTGTCGCAGAAGACTGGGCGCCTGGCCACAGCCTCCGCCGAGCTCGCCCGCGAGATGCGCCGCGGCGCGCAGGGCCTCGACGAGCAGGGGCGCGCGTCCGGGGAGCTCGAGCGGATACTGACGCGCCTCGAGAACCGCTACGACCAGGCCGGCGCGGCGATGCGTCGCCTGACGCAGGACGAGGCGGACATCAACCGGCTCCGCCGCGCCGGCGTGATCGACAGCCAGCATGCCGCCTTGTTCACCGAACGGGCGACGGGTGCCTATCGCCGTCAGAGCCAGGCGCAGCGCGAGGCGGCCCGCACGGGGGCGCAAAACGAACGCTCGGTGCGGGGACAGCGCGCCGCCTATACGAACTTCGGCCAGCAGATCCAGGACGTGACGCAGCAGATCGCGCTCGGCATCAATCCGTTCACGATCCTCGCGCAGCAGGGCGGCCAGGTGGCTTACGCGCTCGAGGGCATGGGCGGCCGCGGCGCCAGCGTCGCGCGCTTCTTCGCTGGGCCATGGGGATCGGCGATCATCGCCGGCACCAGCCTCGTCGGCATGTTCACGCTGTCGCTGCTTCAGAACCGCGACGCCTCGCGGGAGAATGAGCGGGCGCAGAGGGACTCGATCACCGCCGCCGACGCTCTTGGCCAGGCGCAGGGCGTCCTCGGCCAGATCTTCGACATGTCGACCGGGAAGGTCCGCAACAACACCGAAGCCCTCCGCGCGAACGCGATCATGCAGGCGATCAACCTGCGCGCCCAGGGGCAGCAGCAGGTCATGGAAGGCCGCATGTTCGCCCTTGGTGCGGGCAGCCGCATCGCGGCGTTCGACGCCCTGTCGGGAACGGCCGCCGCGGACACCGCCCGCCGGCATGATCCCGAGGGCTATGCGCAGTTCGAGAACCTCAGGAACATCGCCGTCAATGGCGGCCTCGTGCCCGGTCGCCGCAGCGGGCCCGCGATCAGCCGCACGGAAGCGCTTCGGCTGATCGGCGAGGCCAACACCTCGAGGCTCGGGCGCTACGGCATACCATTGACCGGGCAACAGATCGCGGAGACCCTCAACCGGCAGATCCAGGGCGAGGAGTCGGTCCGGATCTCGGAGGACCTCTTCGAGACCCTAAGGACCGGCGAGCTCGGCCGCTTTCGGCAGGACGGTCGCAACCGGCCGCAGCGTCAACGGCAGGACAACCGGCCAGAGCAGGCGTCGGACGCGATCGAGCGCATCCAGCGCATCGAGGAACAGTTCGACGATCAGCCGCGGGCGGTCGATCGTGCCGTCCAGGCGATGCGCCAGCTCGACGACGTCCTGGCCGACGCCTCCCGCCGCAAGCTGCCTCGCCTCGACGAAATGACCGCCGGCGCCGATCGCGCGCGGCAGGCGATCCGCGACGGCATCATCCGCCAGATCGTGGAGCCGTTCCGCGAGCAGCCACGCCTGGTCGGCCGCGCCGAGGAGGCCATGCGCTCCCTTGCCGACACGGCCGAGCAGCTCGGCGGGAACAATGCCGCCTATCTGCAGCAGCTCCGCGGCGCCGGCGACGTCATCGAGGCGGCGCTCAACCGCCCCTATCGCGAGTT